AGCACCAGGTAGAATTTCTATTTGATTGTTCTCTTTGTTGAATCTTGTGAATTCTTTTGTCATATTCACAATTTGATTTTGAAGTTCTGTTGGGTCATTTTGTGCCAAATCCATTAATCTTAACGGATCTAATAATTGACTTGATGTTACCCCTAATCTTTGTAATGATGCCGCAAATTCAATAGCACCTTCAGGATTAAACACTTTATCAACAACCGTAAATATACTCTGCATATTAACACCTAATCTTGATGCTTGAGCCGCCATTTTCGCTAAACCTTTAACACCCCCCTCAAAATTATAAAGATTCATTTTATCCAAATTACCAACAACACCTTCAGATACCGCAGCAACTGTAGTACCAGCTTGTTGAGCAATTTTTACAACGTCCATCATTTGATCACCAACACTCGCAATACTGAAACCAACATCTCTAAATTTAGTAGCAAGTTCACCTTGTTTTACCCCAGTTACTTCTGCGGTTGCCGCAAAATCAGCCAAAACATCACTACTTAACATCATGTTAGTATTCATACTTTCACCTAATGTTTTCATAGTTTCAGCAACGTCACCAACATCAAGTCCCATATCCACAAATTTGGGGATTGCATCGGCAACGGTTTGGGTTAGTTCTCCGGCTCTTTCTTTACTTATACCAAAAGTTTTTACTATTTTTGTTGCCTCACGATCTAAATTACCTAATGCATTTAATATACCGGCAGGACCAAGTTGTTGATTAAGAGTGCCAACTATATTACTTATACCTTGTAAAGGGTCGGTAATTAATAATTGCATATCCTTAACAACATTATCAAGTTGTATTAACTCATCAGTTAATTTAGTTGTGGTACTTGCTTCTGAATTAACATTACCTAATGGCGTTTTTGGATTTGGGTTGGTATTAAACATATAAACTGTTTTTTATAATAAATACCATTTATTTATCTTTTTTATGTTCTTCGATAATCTTATCTATAAGATATCTTCTGACATAAGTTGGCATTTTTAAATAATCGGAGTATGATGTTCTTAACATCTTTGCCAACAAATAAAATTCATCTAATATAAATTTGGAATAACTAGAAGAAAGGCCGAAAAAATTCCACCCCAAAAGCAATGTTCACCATTACTCTTTCTCCTGACGGGGCGATAACTTCTTTTATTAGGTCTAATCTTGGTTCATTTGACAACATGAAATTTTTAATATGTTTGGAGTCCATAATTGGCATATTTTCAACAAACTTACTAATATCCCCCCTATCTGAATTACCATCAATATCAACAATCATTTTAGATAATCTTAAAGTGGCTAATGGAGCAACTCTTCCTGACGGGTATTCGGTAACAATTCTTTCAATATCAATAGCATCCCTCATAGTTAAGAATCGTAATCTTACTTTAGATCCCGTTCTTGGTAATGTTGTGCTTAAATACCCTTCATTATCCGGTTCAACACTAACTTTATTAATATTTAACTCATCAAGTAAAATATTAGCATTAAATTCTTTATTAGTTTGAGGGTCAGTAACACTTACCACATATTCAGGTCCAAATGACGTGTTTCTTAAAAATATCAATAAAGCCTCAATATCACCATCTAATAAATCTTCAGGTCTAATATCCGATTCATATAATTTATTTCTTAGTAAAGGTAAAACAATTGATTCTTTGATTGTTTTATTTGGGTTCATATTTAAAAGTGTGTTTTCATCGGCAGCTGTAAGATAACCCACTTTCACACTTTTCTTTTTGGAGATATAGTATTTACCTCCTGATGGTAATGACACAACATCGTGAGGTAAATTAAAGTCCATTTGACCATATTGTTTTGAATCGTTTTCCATAATTGTTTTTTTAATTTAAATATAAAATGGTTTACTTTTTAGTAAATAAAAAACCTATACAGATTTCTCCATATAGGTTTAATATAGTATGATATTTTATTTCTTAGTAAACCAAGATACATCTATCCATACGAAGAGATGCCGTAATGTCCGCTAAAGCGTCTTGTGAATAAGATAATTGACCAAAGTTAACATCCGTCATAAACGTACCTTCTAAAATCCATTTTTCCACAACAACTCCTGTTGGATCTAACATTTCTAAATCAACATTCTTTTTATAACCAGCAGCGTAACCCATACGACCTGTTACAGATTCAGCACATAAACGTACCCACTCCATTAACGCTTGAGCTGCAGAAGGTCCAATTGGATCTCTAAATTTAACTGTAATAGGATCCCAATTAAATCGTCCAGCAACGAACGTAGATGTATTTAAGAATTGTATTTCAGTTGAACCAATTTTTATTGATGGTCTTGAAGCACTTTCCACGAACCATTCATTAATTCCTAGTGGACTAGGAAACCTAAGTATGAATCTATTCTGGCGTTTCGGTTCATACGGAACTGGCATTTTCATCAGTAAATCAGCCATAATTTTTTGTTTTAGTTTTTAGTTTATTTTTATTATAAATATACCACAAACAAAAAATATCTATTTACTTTTACTTTTTTTTAAATAAAATATAACTAGAGCTAGATATTACTAGATATTATTAATTAATATTTTCTTTTAATTCCTTCTGATGTAAGATATGTTTGTAATATATCTTCTTCTTTATCTTTAAAATGGTTTTTCATAGATTCTACATTCTTTTCATCGTCATCTGAAAAACCAATAAATGGAGTAAAATAATTGCTTATTTTGTTTTTCATAAATGCCTTTCTTTGCAGATTATGGGATGTCTGTTTAACATATCGTATAAATTCTTCCATTGCTTGGATTTTACCTTTTTCAGGATTTGCCTCTGACCCAACACCAAATGATACAGGGTGAAAACGACACATATCTAAATAACTTCTAATTAATTTGTCCTTAGTTAATTTCTCTTCATCCGCCAAATCACGGTATCTTAAAAGATTTTTAATCATTTTATTTGAATTAATTCCATATTTATTGGACTTAATTAATCTATAAACAGATTCTTTAAGAACTGAAGGTGTGTGACCTCTTGCGGTAATTATTGAAAATATTGAACCATTATTGATTGCCTCCACAAAATCAGGCCATGCCGGTCCTACAGGTGAATTCATAGAATCGATTAAAAATTGATCATCGTATGTTACTCCGAACTCCACATAACCATCTTTTGTTGAACCGACTATAGTATGTCCTTTATAATTAAAAGGTTTTTTACCAACTATATCTCTATACTTGGCAAAATCTTTTGTGGTCATACCAACAACATTTCCTTTATCGTTTTTTAATCGAATAAAAGTTGGCATATACATTAAATTGTCGTCCCAATCAAAGGCATAATATTTAATTGCTGTGGGGATTTCTCTTGATACTTGACTACTAACCATAACTTTTTTATATTTTATATGGTACAAAGATAATAAAAAAAGGGAGAACTTGTCTCCCTTTTCCTTTTTTTTTTCATTTTTATGATTAAATATCCTCAAATGATGCTCCTGTAGGTGTAATATAGAAGGTAATATCTATAAATTCTAAGGATCTTGTAGGTTTAATATAAATTTTACCTGTCATTTGATTTCTATCTAAATCAGCTACATCTGAAGAAACTGTTACTCGGAAATCATATAAACCTCTATCTCTTCTGATAGCATCTAATATTGGATTTACTGAGTTCAAGAAATCTTGTCTTACTTGTTCATCATTTTGATCAAACAATAATCTTACAGATACTGCTGAAATCAATTTACGAGCTTGTAATAACAATCTTCTTACGTTAATTCTGTCAAGAGCAGATTCTCTAACTTGTAAAGTTTTGTTACCCCAAATTACAGTACCAACATCAGAGAAGGTTGCGATTGGGTTAATTCTACCTTGGTAAAGAGTATCTCTATCTTCTTGTGTCAACTTCTTACGTGCTTTGATTGAGTTTACAATACCTCTTGTGTAACCTGCCGCTGCGAACCATGGGAAAGCAATGTTATCGGTTAACGCCAAGTTTCTTGTTACCTCAGCCGTTGCCGGAATGTAGATTTGAGTATTGTTTACTGTGTCGCGAGTTAATACCCATGGGTAATAAGTTGCGGTATAGTTAGAGTCAATTCCTGTTTGTTCTAAGTTATCAAC